TTGATGGCGTTCACCCGGTCCTGCTGCTGGGACGGGATGCCGTCGGGCCACGTCAGGGCGATGGTCTCCAGGTCGGCGCGCAGCGCGTCGGCGGATAGCAGTTTCACGGACATGTCTTCGTCTCCTTGGGTTTCCGTAGTTGAGAGGATGCTCACCGGCTGGCTTCGACGATGGCGTCGATGATCCAGCTCTCGAGTTCATCCGGCTTGTCGAGACCGTAAACGGTCGCGTGCTTGGTGGCGAGTTTGTGTGCCGCATCTCGGGATAGTGGTTGGCGCACGCCCGCCGCGGCGTCGAGCGCGGCGTCGCCGGCCGGGGCGACGACCTTCGTCGTCTCGTTGAAGATGGCGACGGCCTTCTCGAGCCCGCTCGCGGCGATCACCTTCGCCAGCAGCGCGAGCCGCGCCGCCGCCTCGTCGCGCTGCGACTTGAACAGCTCGGCCTCGACCACGAGCTTGGCCTGCTCGGCCTCCATCGCGATGATCTTGAGGGTGAGGGCCTTGTCGAGGTCGCGCTGCGCTCGGCCCTCGCGCTCGGCCCGCTCGTCGTCGGTCTCCGGCGTCGGCTGCTCGTCTCGCGTCTCGCGGCGCCGCTTCAGCTCCTCGCGGACCTGCTGGAACCGGAGCGGGTCGGCGGCGATCCGGTCCGACAGCTCCCTGAGCTCGGCCTCCAGGCTCTCCGTGGCGCGCTGCTTGTCCGACGTCCCGCTGCCGGCGGACTCCACGCACACCGGCATGCCGATGCTGCCCCAGTCGATCGCGATGTTCGTCGGGCGCCACTGCCAACCGTCGCCGGCGCGTCGCCTCTGTATCGGGCAGTTCACGCACTGCTCCACGTCGGAGTTCTTGTAGATCTGTCTCCAGGTGTGCTCTCTGCTCATGGTGCTCGTCTCCTCTTGTTGTCACTCGAACGAGAAATTGAACCGCGACTGCTTGCTGAGCCGCTCCATGCAGAGCAGCGCGCTGCCGAACGCGTGGGCGAGGTGGTCCTCGCCGCTGGTCTTGACCGTCTCGACGACCTGCTTGGTCTCCTCGTCGATCTCGCGGAACGGGACGAGCGACTTCAGGTGGCGCTTGAGGGCGTCGACTATCGGGATCTCGAGGTTGGGGAACCCGATCTCGCGCTCCTTGACCACGCGTGCCGCGTTCTTGAGCTGGATCAGGCGCGAGACCGTCACCCGCGCGCGGCTCGGGTCGCTCCACTCCGGCACGAACGTCTTCGACGTCTTCGGGTTCTGGTCGTACTGCTGTATCCAGAACTTGCCCTCGTCGCCGTTCGGGCACATCGCGCGGAGCATCAGCGCGTTGCGGTCCTTGCCGTAGCCCGCGTCCGCCGCGCCCATGTCCGGGTTGAACTGGTTGACGTAGCTGAGGACCCTCTTGGCGCTCTCGAGCTCGACCTGGGTGTCCTCGAAGACGTCGACCCCGATGACGTACGGGCGCTGGTTGTACTTGTTGCGCCCGAGCACGACGACCCAGTTCAGGTTGCCCCAGTCGACGCCGTACGTCACGTGCGACCACGCCGGCGTGCGCGACGTGTACAGCTGGTGGCCGGCGCACGACCTCTCGAAGTCGACGTCGTTGAGCATCTCCATGTCGGAGCCGGCCGGCACGCCGACGACGTAGTTCAGCCAGATCTCCGGGAACCGCATGTCGATCTTGTCCTGCATCACCTGCGTCGCGGAGATCCACGCCGCCATGAGCTGGGAGATCGCGTAGCCGCGGATGTGCTTCCGGTCGGGGTACTTCGGGACCCACTCGCCGCTGTACACGCGGTCGAGCTCGCCGCGGCACTTCTGCTTCCGGCACTGGAATTCGAAGGCGCCGGGCGGGAGCTCCTGGCAGCCGATCGGGAAGCTCTTCACCTGGACGATGTTCTCCTTGTGGTCGATCGGCTGCCGCTCGCCGCAGCGCTTGCACCTCACCAGCCACGTCTGCTGGTCGCTCTTGGAGAACGGCAGGTCGATGCCCTGGCGCGGGAGGGTCGGCGTGGAGATCTCGCGGAAGAAGCCCCACTTGCTGGACTTGAGCGCCTCCTTGAAGGCGAACTCGATCTTGTCCCGCATCCGGTCCTTCTCGTCGAGCGTGACGCCGTCGGCCGGCTCGCCCTCGCCGAGGTTGGACTCCCACGCCGACCTGAACAGCCAGTAGCTGTCGCCGACGCGCCGGGTGAACACCTGGTTCGGCGTCCCGACGAGCGCGGCCATGCGCGGCGTGTCCGCGAACGCCGCCGCGACGCGCGTGTTGCTGAAGTCGGTGAGCTGCTTCTCGCGAGGGAACGTGGTGATCCACTTCGTCCCCGGGTGGTGGGCGAGGAAGTGGAACACCTCGTTCTCGGACACCTCGGTCACGCCCACCTGGCGCGACTTCTCGTAGACCTTGTGCCGGTGCAGGTCGCGCATGGGCTGGCGCTGCCACGGCCGGTGCCGCTGGAGGCGCCCCAGCACCTCGGTGTCGTAGTCGCTGTCGGCCACGAGCGTCCGGCGGAGCTCCCCGAGCGACTCGTCGGTCAGGGCGCGCGTGTTGTCGAAGATGATCGGGTCGCCCTTCACCCGGCGGTTGAGCATGCACCACACCACCGGGTCCCGCTCCGCGATGGCCTCCAGTCCGGTCATCGCGTCGGTCTCCGGTGGCAGGTCGATGAGCGTGGAGATCTTCACTGGGTCAGCATCGCGGAAAGTGAGGAGGCGTTCCACCTCCTCCGCCGGGTTTGCCCTCTGCGCTCCGAGGTCGAGTGACCCACCGGCCTGTCGGCTTGGGCGAGTCCCCTTGCGGGTAAGGTAGCCACCGGACTATTGGGCGCGCGTCTTAACCTGAGATCGGGATTCGGGCGCGCGCCCTCAAGCTCATCGTTCCCCTTCTGGCGCCGTCGCGGCGACCCACTCTCGCTCGTCGCCGACGTAGTTGTACCAGGTCGTGCTCGCGGGGCAGCGCAGCCACAGCTCGCCCCGCCCGCGCGGCGCCGGCGCGCTCCTGGTCGCCGGTCGGCGCTCGATGGCCTCGGACCGGCGGGACTGGACCGCCGCTCCCCACCGCGCGCTCGCCACGCAGAACGCGGCGCCCGTCGCCAGCTTGACCGCCCACCAGAGGGACCGCCGCAGGAGCGACGCCAGCGTGCTCCTGTGCGGCCGGAGCGCCTCTAGGGTCACGGCTCGTCCTCGCGCGGCCGGAGCGTGGACGCGAGCTTGAGGAGCTGGTCGCGGGCCTTGTCGAGGTTGCTCATCTCGACCGCTATCGCCTTGACCATGGTGTCGCCGAACGTCCCGTCGCTCAGGTCGACGTCGTCTCCGAACGCCCGCCTGACGAGCTTCACGGCGTCGCTGTCCTCCCAGCGCTCCACCTCCCAGAGGTCGGCGGTCCCGGTCGGGTGCGCGTACGCCGCCTCGGCCTCGGTCAGGTCGCACTTCCTCACGGCGACGGTGCGCATCACGCGGCGGTGGCTCGTCCTGGCCGGGAGCCGGAGGCGGTCGCGCTCCTCCCGGAGCTGGTCGCGCTCGGACCCGAGCCGCAGGACGCGGGCCTCCGCGTCGAGCGGCTGCCCCGCGGAGACCGGCTCGCCGTAGCCCGTCATGCGAGGCACGCCGAGCGCGTCCAGCGCGGCGCCGATCCGATCGATCTTGGCCTCGGCGTCGAGCTTCTCCAGGATGTCCCGCCGGCCGCGCTTGGTGAGCACGCCCTCGGCGCGCTCGTAGAAGCGGTCCCGCGCCTCCTTGCCGCCCGGCAGCTTCCGAAGCTGGACGAGGGCCATGCCGAGCGCGAAGAACAGCGTGTCGAGCTCGTCGGGCGTGTAGTCCCGCCGGTCGTGCTCGTCGCCGGCGTCGACCACAACCTGGAGCGCCCTGGCGACCTGCGCGTCGGCCTCGGTGCGCGGGTCGACCTCCATGACGACCTCCGCGCCGAACCTCTGGCAGCCGTCGTTCACGCACCTGTAGGCGGTCCCCGACGGGTTTTTCCTGACGAACCCGAGCGCCCGACCGCAGTCGGCGCACGTGGGCTTCGGGAGGCTCACCGCGCCGCTCGCTTGCGCATCTCGCTCGGGAGCGCGTCGTTGACCGCCTTGCGGATCCAGGCCGAGACGTTCGGGAACCCGAGCTGGTTGGAGTACCTCTCCCACATCTCGAAGTCCCTCGAGCTGCACCGGAGCTGGTGCCGCTTGTCCAGGTCGGGCGGCAGGACCTTCGGCCGCCCCGGGGGCTTCTTCGCGCCGCCCTCGCCACCGTCGTCATCAGGCTTGCGCTTCGTGTTCGCCATGATCGATCTTCTATCGGTTCTTGTTGACATTGTCAACGCTTTGCTTTGGAGAGGAGCCTCTCCGCCGCGGCGTCCGCGACGCGCAGCACGTGCTCGTCGTGGCAGGACAAGTCTCCGTAGCCGCTCACGGAGTACCCGATCAGCTGCATCAGATGCTGGTAGTCGTCCCTGTCCTTGCCGGTCCTGTCGAACGTCGCGGCGATGTGGTTGAGGTCGATGCCGCGGAGCTCCAGCATCTTGAGCATCCAGGACACGATGCGGTTCTCCTTGAACTTCACGACCTTGTCGACGGTGATGATCGGCTGCATCGGGTGCTTGGTTCCGCGGCGCGTCGTTCGCGGCGCGCGAGGGTGGTAGTGGCGAGGCATCGTTCTCATCCTCTCAGCCGTCGTGGACGGCGCAGGCGTCTGAGCAGTAGACCGCCGGCCACTGCGGGTGCAGCGGCGTCTTGCAGTCGTCGTCGTGACAGACGTTGCCCTCGGCGGGCATCGTCTCGCACA